GAGATATTAGTTATATCATTCAGGCTCCCGTCGATCGTCTTATTAGTAATCTCGACAGTATTATCTTTATATAAGTACTCTCCTGACGCGTCTGGATGATAAGCCTGTCTATTGTCTGTCAGCTCGTTCATGCGAACAGTGAGTCTATATATGCTGTTCGGATCAAAGATTTCAAGCTCTCCATTATACCAGTCAAGCACACTGTTAGTGCCTGTTCCATCAAAGAGTCTGCACCCTCCATAATCAATTGTTGATCCAAGAAATCCATAAAGCTTTCTGCTGTTAACATCTATAGACGTGTCACCTACCGATGTGTTGATCGGCCCTGTGAATCGGACCCCCTCGATTGCGTTCATTGAGATCAAAGGGCTATTCAAGACAATCTGCGAATTTTCGACATTAACACTACTCCCCGCATAGCCGATATTCGTAGCCTCGCCCGAAAGTGCTATAACACCTTTCGCGAACGCTCCATTATCATTGCTGACCCGAAGTACATCGCTCGCAGGAAAGTCGAATTGAACGGCTCCGTTAACCCTCTTCACATATCCTGTAAGGCTGTCGGTCAGCAAAGAGTCAACTAGTAGCATTCCTGATCTGTTGGGGTACTGAAATTCTTGATCTCTAGATAACAGCTCTGTCTTAGATTTTGCCAGATGTCCAGCCGCTGTGGTTGAAATATCTAATGAGTTGTCTTTTAGCTTTAAGTACTTATCGTTGTGTCGCAAGCTAACCTCGCTTGAATTAACAAGAAGCTCTCCAATGTCAGGGCCCGATACAACAGAAGACTGGAAGTAGTAAGGCAGGAATGTGGCCGTAGATGTTGCACCAGCTCCGTCGTCGCCAAATAGTATCATTTCATCAGTATACCGCGCGTAAATAGAAGAGGCTCTACTGCCTATTGTTCCCCAGTTAATAATATATCCAGCTGCTAGTATAGATGTGTTCTGGGCTAATGTACCACCCAACCTAATTGTGCTGCCTGATCTCGTTAGTCCGCTATTAAATGCTAGCCCTGGCTCGTAGTCCGTGCCAGAGACGGCAGGAGTAATCACTCCACTAACGGTTTTTAGCATAGAATTAGCCATGCCCTGAATCGTAAATTCGCATGCCTGTACTTTATTTGCCTTCGTTGTGCCTGTTGCTGTTGTGCCTCCAATCGTGCATTGAGCGTATGATTGAGAGGTTAGCAGCAGTAGTATATATATTATATTCTTCATTAGCGTGTGCTTCTTATATCCCATGTTGTACCATTATGTTCTTGTAGTTGCAATTCTGATCCGACCATTCCCTCTCTTATGTCGCCCACGGTGTCTGCGCCTACTGCTGGATTTGCTTTTTTCCAATAGCAATACCCGTCTGATTTTATAAAACTAGAGCCACCACCTACAATTTCAAGAGAGTCTACTATATCGATAAGCACTGATCTTATGTCACTCGCCGTTATATCCTCACTAACATTATCAGCAATAAATGTTTGTATATCAAGTATTAGTTGCGCTTTGCTCTTTACGCTCATAATTAATTAAAGCTAAGTTGATCAAAGTCCTTACTAAACTCCCCTGTTTTATTGCCTTCGATCGGTGTTTTTGTCTGGAATACAACCCCAGAACTTTCTACCCAATCAAGCAATGCGCTTCTTTTCTTTGTAAATGGAAAAGAATCGGATATTTTTATTTCTGTATTAATATTCGGCAAGCTCGACAAGTGTACTAATTTTATAATATCCGACAATGAGCCATTGGTCATTAAAGACACATCAAAGATAGTTTGGAAACTAGTTGGCTTGTAAGCTTGCAACACATTTATCTTTACCGGCAAAGCGGTAGTTAGCGGTATAACATTTAGATTTTTAAAGCCTAAATCGTAAGACAACTCAAGGCCTTCCAGCTCTTGATTTATATTTAATACCGTTTCTTGGTTATCGTACAATATTTTTGAAAAACACTCCACTGAACCATAGAGCAATAACGCTACGTCGAAAATGCTTTCCCCAAACCTTGCGACATACTTATCTTTCTGCATAAGGCTCTATTGTTATATTTCCTTTGGTCCTGCCTATAATTATATCTTTAACCCTAAACCCGTCCAGCTCTAATTGTAGCTTTACTTGAGCTTTTATATCGGCGCTGGAGGCATTGCCATTTAAGAAAGAAATCGCATTAAGCCCAGTTTGCGGGCTTCGCTTATAGTCTCCCTTTACTGACTGTAGAATGTCGTTAATATTCTGGCCGTCGGCCTCTCCTATTGAAAGGTCGTTGTCCTTTATTTTAAAATCTCCCGATTCGTTCAGCAATAAGTCTTTCATCCGTGTTTTACATTTACATTTTCAATATCTAACTTTTGTGTCTCTGTAATTTGAGTGGCCGCCCATGAAGCTGCCGCCGCTTTTAACGCTGCGCCCCCGTCGTTAGGTGTTGGAATCCACGTCAATGAAAATATCTGCTTCAGATCATTGATACTCTCTTCTATAGCGTTTAGTTTATCGACCAATTCAGCAACCTTTACAAGCCCGTTGTGCTGATCTCCTCTTATTTTAATAGTTTCGACTTCCGAAAACATTACTACTATGTATTCGCAATTGTCTATGTCCGAAAAAGGCATTACTGCCACTACAGAGCCAATACTAGGTTCTATGATGAAGTTTGTTGAGCTCGATTCAGTCACTAGCCGAACGTCCAATATTTCTGAAAGCCCTTCGTCTATTGGCTGACAGACACATGTGACCCCAGAAACAGAAACCACTTTGCACATGATGATATTTTCAATCAACTCTCTTCCATTAAGAGCGAGAAGTCTTATATTCTTTGCGATTGCGTTCTTATCCATTGGTCAGCTTGTTTGCGAGTTCAATCACTTGTCTGTATCCGTTCATGGAAAACGACCTCTTTACCGATCGCACTAAGTATGACCCCTCGTTTCTTTCTGTTAATTTTTCTCCCGTAAATTTTATCACGTCACCATGATTTACCAGCGGCTCCCCAAAGGTGGTAAACGATCCTTTGTAACCAGAATATTGGAATGAATCATAGTACCTTTTCACGTACTTTTCTAAGTCTGCTTGTCCAACATTAGGGACACTAACCGTCATTTGCTGGCCCTCCGCATCAATTGAAGGGTAAGCGTACTCCCTTTTAGTATTATCCGATTGAACGGAAACGCCTTTTACTTTTATCTTGACGTCTTCCGAGTTTTCCCACTCGAGCCCTTTATCCTCAATAATATTCTTTTCAAATCCGAAGGCTTTATTTCTCTGCAAAGACTTTTGATAAGCCAGCCCTACATACAATTTACCGTCTCTGAAATAAGAATAAATCTGATACGTCTTTCTTAGCATGTCAAGAACCATAGCGCTCGTGGCGTTATTGCTTATTCGTATTTGCCCTAAATTTTCAAATGTAAATCCGTTCGTTGTGTATTGAATCTCTGTAGGTATTATGTATTTTAAAAGAGCCTCTAAACTGACGCTTGAGTATGATTTATTCTTTAAAGTATTCTTCTTCAATAAATACATCTTGTCCTCACAGTCTAATGTTATCGGCAAAGACAAATGAACCTTACTTATGAATCCATCGAAAACAACCTTTAAGTTATCATCATATCCTTGTTCGATCTTAATGCTTAGCCCTCTTTTAAATATAGCCTCTGACCCTATTGCGATTGGCTTTCCGTTGAAAGATAGCTTTCTAGGAACTACCACCCTTGCGGTGTCGGTAAGATTTTCCCAAGATTCTTCTATCTCAATGTCGTTAACGAAGTCGAATATTATAATATCTAATAATTCGGCCCCAATTGTTATTTTATTAGAGAGTCTAAGCATCGGGGTCTATTCCTAATTTTAATTCTATTGGATCATCTGACAATAATCTAAGGTCGATCATTACCTGATTTATCGAACCTTCGATTTGTGAAAATGAATAAGATTGAACTACAGCGTACTGAACCTTGAATAATGCAAGATATTCAGAAACAACTACCAATTCATTTTGAAGCTTAAACAATTCCGAAATATTTTCTATCTCTTCTCTTGGAGACCTTTCAGGATAAGGGCTTGCGATTATTCCCCTTACATTAATATCATAATCTCCGTCTGAAATATATTCTTTTACCGTTCCGTTCCTTCCTTGAATTGGGGTGGTTACAATATTTCGATTTTGGTTTATGACAATAATAACAGCGTCGAATTTTACATAATCCGTTGAAGTTTGATCACTATTGACTACCGTGTCAATAGCCTTTTTAATGACCAATTGGTCATACACTGGAGTTCCAAGAATAGCGCTTTTTACGCTTTCATCTGGCAGTAGTTCGGCTGGAATATTGCTCTTTATAACGGAAATCTTAGCCCTACTTGCAGCTTGTGACAAGCCAATGGTGACGCTTGTTCTAGGCGTTGTAACAACTTTTTTTGCAGGATTAAAGCTGTCAGGTATATTAAACTTATCGGCCATACTGCGCTACAATTCCAGTGTCTAATACTATTGTGTTCAAGCCATCTTGAAGCTCTTCGAGAAATGCTTTTCCTTGAGCGGAGTTCATGCCACCTGACCCAAAGTAATTCTTAACGTCTTTCATAAGAGATTCTATATTAATGTTTACAACCTTTGGAACACCTCCAGAAACGCCTTCTGATTGCTTCTTTAGCGCCCCCATTTCAGCGCTTCCGCTTGTCATTAAAGAAGAGTCGGCCGTCTTGTCGAATACCTGCTGAGTTCCTGCAAGTGCATCTTTTAAGAACTGCACATTAGCCCTCTCTTTCTGCCACTTGTCTAGCGTTTCCTTCGATGTAATAGAGGAGTAGTTGAATGTACCCTCTTCTACAAGGCCGAAAAGACTTCCCTGCTTATTGTTTAGAATTAATTGCTGTATCTGTTTGTCTGCTTCAGCTGGCGACAACTTACCTCTAACGCCTTCCTTAGAAAGTATTCCAGAGGACATGCTGTTAAGCCTCGCAGAAGCGTCTACCAATGATCTTTGAAGTCCAACCTGAGAGAGCGACCCCTCTTTGCTTAGCGCGTCAGCAAGAGCGCTTCCGCGTAGGCCTTTCGCCTGAAACTCTTTCTTCTTATTCTTTGAATATGCGTCGACATTGTCTAGGTATCCTATTAATCTTTCGTTAGAGGAGCGCTTAGAAATTTCTTCAATGCTTCTGAATCTGTCGGCAAATCCATCTAACTTAGATCCTATCCAATTAAATATTCCCCCAAGTCCGTCCTGGCTATTACCCATAGCGACCATCAGTTCAGTCCATCCATTAGACATTCTGTTGATTGAGGCAGTTAAGCTGTCGGCCTGTGATACCGCCCCACCCCCAAAAGTCTTTTCCATTTCGGCGGCAAATTTTGGTAAAAAATCTTCTGCCAAAAGCTTACCATTGGCCATCATCTTGTCAAGCTCGGAGGTGGTAACTCCCATCGCTCTAGCGGCAATAGAGAAGGCTCCGGGAACTCTTTCTCCGATTTGCCCTCTTAGTTCTTCCGCCTGCACCTTGCCTTTTCCCATTATCTGGCCGAGTGCCAGGAACGTGCCCTTTGCATCTTCCGCGCTGAGCCCCATTGCTGTAACTCCGGTAGACACCTGCTTGAACATTGTTCTTACCTCAGAAGAGGAGAACTTTGTATTAACCATTGCGCCTTGAAAAGTTTTAAAGCCTTCCGTAACTGCAGTGATTTCAAGGCCCATCTGCTTGGACATTTGGGACAAAAATATGACCGATGCGCCACCTTGTATAGCGCCGTCGGATGCAAATTTTATCGAATTGTGTAGCGACTGGAATTTAGCGGTGGTCTGTACAATTTGTTTTTCAAAGGCAAACAATCCAAGCCCTGCAATAGCCGTTCGCATTGCCCCGAAAGCACTTGTTAGGGAGCTTGAAGTTTTTTTGCCCTCCTTTTCTACACGCCCTAACCCTCCTTCTAATTTTGAAAGCTTGGTATTAATATCCCCAAGCCCTTTGCTCATAAGGTCTCTAAGGGATAATTCGTATGTTACCTTTTCTGCTCCCATCTTTTAGCCTCGTCTTTTAGAACAAATTGTAATTGCGCAAACTTTAGCGCCCATTCTTCATCGCTTAATTCGCTCGGGTTTATTTTAAAATAAAAAGCCAATCTTGCGTTTATCTGCAAAATCGGCTGCTCATTAACCATACCAGCGGCTTCGCTTATAAGGTTGTCGAGCGATTTTTTTTTAACTCAATTACATCTATGTAATTGTCGAGGTGTACGTAAGCTGACAAGAATAATTCGTCATTGTCAAATATATCTTTGTCTGAAAGATCATCTATTCTTGAGGCCTTATAAAGCATGTCACAAGCCTTGATAGGATTCTGACCTCTCATGCCATAGTAGAGCCCAAGTATGTCTCGGTGCGGCTTCTTGAGTACCAAAGAAGCTTCTGTGCCATCGGCACGTTCAACGTATATAATCTTTACGGCACCTGCTGCTTTTGCCTTCTTTTCAAGCTCGGTCAGCTCTTTCTTTTCTTCTTTCATTATATCACGATCGTTTCAATGTCTGCGAAAATAAAAGGCATGGTAATTGGGATCATCGTATCGCCTTCTTTTGAGTCAAAAGAGGCATCTGTAAAATCAACGGCCTTTAGTGTTACTTTCATTTGTAGCCCAGTGAGCGGGCTTACAAATAATATAGGAAGATCAAAGAATGGAATTTTATTAATCGACCCCAGTGGCGCGGCGGCTATGATATTTCTCCACTCTTCCGCCAACAATGTGATAGATCCTTCATAAGCTATCCTACCATACCCTCTCGACACTGGCTTGTTGCCAATCCCATAGTTATTCGTCTTCTCCTGTTTTTCGCTCCAGCTTATCGCTGTTACTCCGGTCAATGGAACTCCAAGAAAAGGAATCTGAATATCTGACCAGACTACTGCTACTCCATTAATTAATGTCGGCATGTTATATGCTTGTTGAAAGTCCTACGTTAAATTCTATCTGTCTCGCAACTCCTGTTGGTACTATCTTTATAGATAGCGCAACCTTAGAGGTTGATAAAACATTTTGATTGCTCTCCATGAAAGTGGCGTACGCGCTAACTTCATTTCTTCTTAGCATATCGTCAAGCCCAATGTTTGCAAGGCGTAAGAAGTCTGCTATGGTATCCTCAGATAGTGTTCCATTGGTATTAAGCAGTAGTGTAGAATTTATTTTAATCTCACAATTCTGCTTAGTTAGTCTTATTGCCTTATCAACAGTTCGGACATTCTCGATGCGCGAGAAGTCACTCGTGTTAGTAATTGAAGTATTTGAATTTTCCCAATACGTACCGCTCACAGCTCTTTTTCTCAAGAAATTATATTTATAATCATTGAGCGTTGAGAGTAATGATAGCGATTGGGTTTTGTAAATAGCTCCGTTTCCGAATGCGATTGTCTCAAGTTCCACACCATCTGACATATTGAATCTTCCTACACTTCCAATACACTCATTTACGCTTGAAAGTGATATTACTCCAAGCATTGCCCCCATACATCCTACCGTTTTCCCTGACGCTCTAAAGAGTTGATAGCCTTTTGCAGCGCCGTCTTGAGCAATGTCTACCGATACTCGATAGTCGGAATTATTGGCAAGGGTTGGCAATGCGGAAAGCGCTGTAGATTTAAAGTCGGCGGTAAGAACCGCTGAACAAGGCTTGTCTTCTAAAGCTTTTGCCATTAAAATAGCGTCAATAGCTGTTACAACGGCGGCTGTTAGTGCAGTTCCAGGTATGTAAATTCCTAGTTGCTTAATTTCACCTTGTGCAAAATCGATAAGATTGTTTATTTCAGTAAATCCAGCAGAGGCCGGAGTATCATAAATGCCAATGTACAGAACCCCTTGCGGCTGTATTCTGAAAAATTCAGAAACATGATAGTGCACAGTGTCAATTGCAGAATCTTTCCCATCTATAAGAGCGCCAGCGCCAAACTGTGCTACAGTAGCGGTAATTGCGCCTAAAATAGTTGTTTGAAGCGGAGTGCCTGTATTCAAGAAAACGCCTAGTCCAGATCGAGAAATTATAGTAATTACCCCCGCTGCGTTGCTTGCTGAATATCCATGCGTAAGTGTACCTGCGTTTACAATCAATACAATAGCGGCTGCGACATTGGTTACGGTAGTATCTCCTGCAGCTTTTGTATAAGTTCCCAGTGATACCGTCTTGTCGTACTCTACAACCTTTATTTCAATTGTATTTCCATCGGTACCAACGGCGGTAATAGTTACCGTTCCAGTAGCGAGTATTTCGCCTAAGTTGGTATCTCTAATGCCTAAGTCTTCTGCTTCCGATAATGAGAATATCTTAGCCTCTCTTATACTTGGGGTAAACCCTACGGGGAGTTCTGCATCGTCTATGTAGAAGACCATTCCCGAAATATGATCTACTCCTGGCAATGGACGGCCCAAGCCCGCCGTGCCCCTTTTAAATGTAATTCCTGAAAGTGCCATTATTCTTTATCTTCTTTAGAAGTTTGTATTTTTTCTTCTTTCAACTCTCCCTTTAAAAGGAAGAATTCTAACCCCTCTTTCTTTGCCTGATCCTTTAGCTTATCCATATCTCCGTCAATGAAGATTTGAAAATTGCTAAATGCACACAAAGACTTTTTTGCTTTTTCATAAAATTTATTTTGAAGGCAATACCTTCCGATCTCTCTTTGTGAAGCCATTTTATAGAGGGGGTTTTAGCCCCCTTTTAATGATTATGGAGCTTGAACGATTTGAACAATACCCTCACCGTTTGTGCGGGACTTAGATGCTCCGTGGAACACCTGAGCAGAGTATAGATCTCCATAGTACAATGGATTTCCCATATCTTCGTAAAATTTAATGTCTCCCATTGCCTTTCTAACATAGCTTTGGTGAACAACCATAATTGAGTTGTTATCGGTAGCAGCTGGCGCCGCAATAGATCCAGTTGCCAAAAGCACTTTCCTTGCTGGCGTTCCCGATTGATCGTAAGCCTGAGTGCTAGATCTTACAAGTATCTTCATCCCTAATACCTCTGGAAGATCTCCTGTAGGAAGCACTGCACGGCCGAACTCCAGATACTTAGTAAATGAAGCAATCGACATGAAATCATTCCAGAACATAGCCGCAGGAACAATCATGTAGACTTGTCCAG